GTTTGAAATAATATTAATTGTTGATAATGAGTTATTAAATGAATATGAAATTACGTTTATTGATATATATAATACATTGGAACCCAACGGATATAATATCCGAACAGGTGGAATAAAAGCAAAACATAGCAAAGCATCTTGTCAGAGAATGCGTGAAGCCAAATTAGGAGATAAAAATCATAATTTTGGAAAACCACGAACAGACGCTGCTAAATTAGCAATATCAAATGCTAAAAGTGGTGAGAAACATCATTTCTATGGTAAAGAACTATCCATAGAGCATAAACTTGCTTTATCTAAATCACATAAGAAATCTCATGTAGATTTACCAATGTATATTGTATATATTAAAGAACGACCAGCTCAATATCAAGCATCTGGATATGCTGTTTTAAATCATCCAGTACTAAAACATAAATATTTCACTTCTAAAAAATTATCAGATGAAGAAAAATTAAATAAAGCATACGAATATCTTAATTCAGCATGAATGCAGTTCAGAGACTAAATGTTGATGGGTCAAAAATATTTTTGGCTTAAGTTATAGTCCAAACCCTTTGAAGTTTCTTCTAGCTTCTTAAAGAAGTAAAATGTATTTTATACATCTTCATAAATATCTCGAAAGAGAGGGTAGATTTTTGTTTTTAAAGTTGTTTATAGAAGACACACAAATTTTGCCATGGAGTCGATTGAAAATCCTTTCAACGGTGCTCCTAACTTTGGTAAGAAAGTCACCTGCACTATCCAGCGCAACGGTGATTTGATTCACCGCATGTACCTCCAGGCGACTTTGCCTCAGGTATCTCTTCAGCCCAGTGATGGATCTGGTGCTCAATTTCGTTGGCTCAATTGGATTGGTCACAATATTGTCAACTATGTTGAAATTGAAATTGGTGGTCAGCGTATTGATAAGCACTACGGAGACTGGCTACATATATGGAATGAGCTCACGCAAGAGCCTGGAAAGCAAGCTGGTTATGCTAAAATGGTTGGAAACGTCCCTGAGCTGACCAACTTGTTGTACCAAGGTGGATCTGGTTGCGACAATGACTGTTATGGAGGCGAACCTCTCACGTCTGAAGTCATCACTTCTTGCTCTCCTATGTACACCTTGTACATTCCTCTCCAGTTCTGGTTTTGCCGCAACCCAGGTCTGGCTCTTCCTTTGATTGCCCTTCAGTATCATGAAGTGCGTATCAACCTCGAGTTTAACTCTCTTAACAATCTCTGTTGGGACTTTTCTAACTCTAATGATCAGCATGCGATTCGTAACCGCGTTGGTCAATGTGGTCTGGCCGCTGCTTCGCTCTATGTGGATTACATCTACCTTGATACCGATGAGCGCCGCAAGTTTGCCCAGGTCTCTCATGAGTATTTGATTGATGTCCTTCAGTTCACTGGAGGTGAGTCCATTACCTCTTCGGCCAACAAGCTGAAGTTGAACTTCAACCACCCTTGTAAGGAGCTCGTCTGGGTTGTCCAACGTGACTCTTACGTGAGCTGTGATGATGGTGTCATCAACCCTTGGAAAGGCCAACAGCCCTTCAACTATTCCGACTGGTGGGACCGCTCCGTCCTCGAGTCTGGTTACTCCGTGACTCGCGTGGAAGGTATGGCTGGTAAGAATCCTACCATCACTGCACTACTGCAGCTGAACGGTCATGACCGATTCCAGGTTCGCGACGGTAACTACTTCAATTGGGTGCAGCCTTACCAGCACCACACTAACATCCCTGCAGTGGGTATTAACGTGTATTCATTTGCTCTTCAACCAGAGCAACATCAACCGAGCGGCACATGTAACTTGTCGCGAATTGACAACACCACGTTGCTTCTTACCGTGTCTAACAACGCGGTTGGCACTAACTTGAGCTCTACTGTTCGGGTGTATGCTACTAATTATAACGTGTTAAGAATTATGAGTGGAATTTTTGAATCAATCTGCGAGCAAGTATTAAGTGCCGCATTTTGTTTATTTGCAATGCAAATCACCTGTTCCAAAAAGCTAGCTGCCTTTCACAAAGGACAAACAGTTTGACTAGCTAGTGATCGTAAAAGATCGCAAGATGACCTGGTTGCGGGAACACCCTTACAGCCTTTCACTACTACCTTGTTATGGAAACGTATCAAGGAATCCAGGGTAATGACCTCGGAAGTAAAAACGTGGAAGGATTGGGCAATCCGCAGGCGAGTTCCTACATCCGAATTAGGACATGGAACCGTTTCAGAGACTGCAAAGGCATCGGTAATCAATGATAGGTCTAATCAACCTGGAGATTGCTTAAGGTACAGTCCAGCCCTCTTGGAAACATGAAGGGGATAACCACTGGGGTGGTTTGGCTTTTTCGAATTAATTGAAAAATATTGGCTGCTAAGAGTAAATCTAAAAAGGATTTGCTAGTCCATCAACAATTGCTATCGCAATGGGCAACATTATCAAATTGCGGGAAACTCTCGTGGCAACTTTTTAACACTCAGTTGCTGTTCAAATAAAATGAACAAGTCATAACTACCGCTCAGGAGCCGAAAGGCCAGTCCTGTAGCACCAAGGAGAAATTCGTGGGTATGGTAAGAAGGTTATGAATAGAGACAATCCGCAGCCAAGTTCTAACCTGTTTAAAAACAGTATGAATGCAGTTCAGAGACTCAATGGTAATGGGCTACTTTAAAAAGTGGCTTAAGATAGAGTCCGTCCCCACAGAGATGTGGTCTTCAATAGGAATGATATGTATATGTTGTTATGTATATCAGGAGAGTTTGAAGGAATTATTTCATTGAAATAATTGGGAAGCATGCTTGCTTACTCGAACTAAATATTATATTTGGTTTATATTTTTAAATATAAAATATATTTTTTAAAAAATTTGATTATTTTTTAAAAAGTATAATTATATAAAATGTCAATTCCAAAAGGGTTTACAATTAATCAACGTCATAATGGAATTACTCAACCATTAGGAAAAAGTGCAGGAATAGAATCTAATTGGTATTATGACGCATTAGATGATAAAAATAATGAATGTATTTTGATGTATTGTAAACCAGAAGGTTATACTATTATTAATAAAGAAACATTACCAAAAATCAGAGAAATAAGTCAGAGATTTGTATCATGGTATATTATGCAAAATGGATATGTAGGAGGTAATATTATGATAGATGGTACTCTTAAAAATATATACCTTCATCAATATATTACAGGATATTATGGAAATGGTAAAGGCAATGATTCAATAGATCATATTAATCGTAATAAATTAGATAATCGTATATTAAATCTTAGAATTGCGACTCAATCAGAACAAAATGAAAATAGAGGAAAAGTAAAAAGAAGATATAATGCAAAAGAATTGCCAGAAGGAATAATACAAAGTGATTTACCAAAATTTGTTATTTATAACAAAGAAAAACATGGGAGTGGTACAAGAGAATTCTTTACAGTAGAAAAACATCCTTTACAAAATCTAAAAGAAAATGGCGTAATCAATAAAACAGAACTAAAAAATAAACGATGGGCTACAACAAAAGCTGGTTCTGTATCAATTCATGATAAATTACAACAGGCGAAAGAGTATATTACTTTTCTTGATGGGTTATAAACATAAAATGTTTTATGTTAAAATTTGAAACCTTATCTTCTACGGTATATAACAAAAAATGTCCTGTAAAGCCGAAATCAAACAAGGTCCTAACAAGGGTAAAACATGCGGAAGAAAAACCGATACTGAATATTGTTCCAAGCATCTTCGTCAAACTCTCGATCCAACTATCAAATATTGCGATGTGTCAAGAGGGTGTTATACTGTTTTAGAAGAACATCAAAAGAAATGCACTCATTGTTTACATAAAGCTCGTATAAATGATAGAAAAAGAAACGATAAAAAACGCCAAGATAAGAATTTATGCCTCGATTGTGGTAATAATTTGGCAGAAAACCGTGCGATCGGTAAAAATAAACCATTACATAGATGTGTTCCATGTTATGAAAAATTAAAAGAAACGGAAACAAAAAGACCGAAAAGAGAACGTAATTATAAATCAGAAGCTTTAAAAAATAAATATGTGGCTTGGAATCATTATGTCAAAGGTGCCAAAAAAAGGAATATAGATTTCACACTTGCTAAAATAAAGTTCAATGAACTCATTGTAGAAAAATGTTATTACTGTGACTACAAAGTGGATAATGAAATAAATGGAATAGATCGAATTGATAATAATAAAGGATATGCAGAAGAAAACGTAGTAACATGTTGTCAATTCTGTAATGTGGCAAAAGGTACACAACACCCTCAAGAATTTGTTGACAAGATGAAAGCAATTCATCAATTTATTACGAATAATACTCCTATAGAAAAATCAGTAATAGACAAATGGAAAACGACTTATTTATCTAAAAAACCAGTCTATACCACATATAAAAAGAGTGCAAATACACGTAATTATGATTTTACAATAACAGAAGAAGAATTTAATGCTATTATTGCGAAATCATGCTATTTATGCGGTATCCAAACGAATGGAACAAACTCAAATGGAATAGATCGCTTTAAAAATAATATTGGGTATGTTTTGGAAAATTGTAAACCGTGTTGTGGACACTGTAATTTATTGAAAAAAGATTTAAATTATGAACACATTATTGAAATCGCTAAAGGTATTGATAGAAATTATGATAATTTGACAAGATTCTTATCTACTATTGAAGTAAGTATTAGGAAATCCAAAGTAGAAGCACGTATTAAAGTAGAAAATCCTATTACTGCAGAATCTGAAAATAGAGAATACAAACCTTTAGATGAAATTGTTACTCCTACAGAATTTCCAGAAATGAAATTTATAAAACCTGAAAAACAAATAAAACAATGGAAAGTCGCACAAATACATAAAGCAATCCTAGAAAATAGAGAAAATGAATATAAAGAATTCTGTGAACAAAACAACAGAGAAATTCCTGATTGGGATATAAAATGGGCTACATTTGTATTAAGTGTTAAAAGTGGAGAACCAGAAAAAATAATTCGTGATTTTATCGAAGATTTGCGAAGAATACGTCATAATGAATTATGTTATAAAAATTCCAAAATAGTAGATAGAGATGATCGTGAACAATGGCCTTCGACAACCGTGTTAAGAGCATATGAAGAAGGTAAAATAAATCAATTCAAAGAATTCCAAGAAAAATATACAGGAGATGCACCAGAAGATGCATTTTGGAAGAAAAAATGGGAAAAATTTATGGAGGATTTGAAAGGAGATAATAAGTTGGATATCATTAAAAAGTTTATGAGGGCGCAGAGGACAAGGGTGTATAGGGCTAAAAAAAGAGCATAAGAAAAGTTTGATTTTGCTTTTAAAAAGCAAAATCAAACTTAAAGATATATTACTATATAATATTTAGAGATGACAGAACTAAATATTGTTGAACTTATTGAAAATCACCCAATTTCCAAGCTAACTGATACATATAATGTAAAATTATTGAATAAAATTAAGGAAAACTTTTCAGACACAGAACAACAATTATTTATTGGAAGTTTTTATTGCTATTTGAATTATGATATAAAAAAAGATTTTGTGGTAGATTTGGATAATGTATGGAAATGGATGGGATTTAGTCAAAAATATAATGCAGAACGTATGCTGGAAAAACAGTTTATAATTGAAATAGACTATAAAAAACTTGCTCCTCAAGGCGGAGGAGCAAACAGTGATAATAAACATAGTGCTTTCTCTGCAGAGAAAGCAACTTCAGATAAACCTATACACGGTGGACACAATATCAAAAAAATAATGATGACAATTCGATGTTTTAAATCACTGTGTCTAAAAGCACAAACTAAAAAAGCATCTGAAATTCATGAATATTACATGAAAATGGAAGAAGTATTACATGAAGTAATTGCAGAAGAAGGAACGGAACTTAAACAAAAGATGGAAGAACAAAAAAAACTATTAGACAAAAAAACAGAAGAACTACGTATTACTCCTGAACTTGAAAGACATCGTGTCCTTCTAAAAGAATATGGATGTATCAATGGATCTCTTGTATATATTGTACGAATCAAACTATGTGAAAAAGGAAAATACATCATCAAAATTGGAGAATCACGAAAAGGAATCAAGAATCGGTTTAATGAATTTAAGAATAAATATGGAAGTCAAATTATAATATTAGACTGTTTTCAAGTACATGATTCGGCAGGTCTTGAGAAGCATCTTCATCATCATTCTGAAATCCACCCACACAAGGTCAAAAATCTAGAGGGTCATGAAAACGAACAAGAACTATTTATGATAGGTGATACACTTACTTATCAACGATTAATCCAAATTATTGAAACGAGTATATCATCCTTTAATAATCCAAATATTGAAAATGAACGCCTCAAACTTGAAAATGAACAATTGCGTTCCCAAACGAAGCAAGTTGATCATCCTAGCATCCAAGAAATCCTAAAAATAAATAATATTCTTCTTCAAAAAATAGATAGAGTCGAGGCATCCAATAAAGAAATCATGTCACGTCTAAATGCGATGCAAACAAAAACAACAACCTCTTGTTCTCAACCCGATCCTCACATTGGGCCGCGTCTACAGAAAATCAATCCTGAAACGTTTGAACTTATTCACGTATATGAAACAGTTACAGAATGTATGAAAGAAGACAATACCTTAAAAAGACCAAGTATTAATAAAGCCGCTCAAGAAAATACTGTTTATCACGGATTTCGTTGGAAAACAGTGGATCGCAATCTAGACGCAAATATTGTTACAATTGAACCGACTAAAATAACAAAAATTCAGAAAAATGGATATATTGCCAAAGTAAATAAAGAGAAAACAGAGATTCTTAGTATCTATATCAATCGTAAAACTGCAGCAAAATGTAATAATTATCCATGCATTTCATCTTTGGATAATGTTGTTAAAAATGGTACCTTAAAAGATAATCATTATTATCAACTATTTGAAGAATGTGATGTGGCTCTACAGAATAAATGGAAAGCACTCAAAGGTGATACTGTATTATATCAGGATGGTATTGGGCAATACAAAGATGGTACACTCATTACAGAATTCATTAGTCGTCATGATTGTGTATCAAAAGCAGGTATTAGTCAAAAATCACTAGCAAAAGTATTAGATAAGGATTTGAAATATAATGATTATTATTTTAAGAGTCTGGGGGAAAAGGTATATAATTAATCCTTCATATAAATAAAATAAGGTACCAAATAAATAGATACAATCAATCCAATAATATTGAAATCAACACTTTGTGTATTGAGTAATGCACTTAGAATAACGGCAAATATTACAAGTACACTATCTCCAAAAATGGCATCTATTTTTGTTTCTTTCGCATATTCTTTGAAAAAATCTAGCATATCATTTGATTTATAAGGAACTGCACTAAAAAAGAAATAAAACAAGAAATCAAAAATAACTTGAATACCCACGCATATTGCTGCAAATGCCGTTAGCCCTACATCTAATTTGAAATAGGAAACAACATATCTGCCCAATAAAATATATAATACGCCAATTAAAATATCAGCCATCATTGCAGACAATCTATATTTTTTGTACCAACTAGTCAAACTAGCACTTTTATAAAATATTCCAGAGAATGTTAAAAAAATGATAAATAAATCTGCATAAATATTGGCAGTAAGAATAGGTATATACTCAGATTTATCTGAAAAGTGTATGGTCGGTTTAATTTTCATTATTTTTTCAATTAGAAATGAAATAATGAAAAAAGCAATAACAATAAAAAATCCGTACATCTA